TGCAGCAAGACTGTTGTGTGTCAGCTCGACATACCTATCATCCAAGGCGTGGATCTGCTGCAGGCGGTCATTGATAGCTTCGACGATTGCAGCCGGGGAGTTGGTCAAGTTCTGAATCTCCGTTGAGGTGATGCTAGACATTTGTTTCTCCGAATAGAAGTGGCACGTCCATGTGCCGGGCGTCCCCAGTGCAGCGGGACAAAAGGGTTAGCCCAACCAGATAGCTACAACACGCTCGTTGTCTCGGCGCATCTGTCGTGCCTTGGTTCGGCTACCAGTAACTCGCGCAAGGTTGCCGGTCTTAGCGTTCTTCAAGCCCCAGCCCTCCGGTGGGTTGTCGTTACCCAGATCTCGGCGATACTGCTCGTTGTACATGTAGGCAGTGATGCCGGTAGTGTCACACTTGGTGGGACGGGCAGAGAACATGCCCTTCGAGTTGAGATACAGACGAACCTTAGTCGTTGCCATGCACATCCTCCAAAGCAATTACAGCGTTCAACAGCTGTTCAATGTTTACTTCCGCCTCACGTCCTTCGATGTCGATGACACACTTGCCCGTCTTGACGAAGGCGCCACTGCGAAAGAAGTTCGTGATGGCTACGTCAGTGTCACTGTACATAGCCGGTACTCGTACTGCAATGGTGTTAGCCACTTGATTCTCCGAAAATGGTCTGTGCGGCAGGATTTGAACCTGCGACTTCCCGCTTCCAAGGCGGGGTTTCTACCAGACTGAATTACGCACAGACAGGTAATTGGAGCCGGGGATAGGAGTCGAACCTACAGTCTACGGTTTACAGGACCGTTGCCTTACCATTGGGCTACCCCGGCTAGGTGTTTCGAGAGCGGCAGCACCCACTGCAGATAGGTGCCGTTTGTCCCCGCTTAGGAGTGACTGATCAAGGCTACTAATGCTCTGTCAGGATGCTCTCGTACAACGACGGCAGTACGTCTGTGTTGCCCTGCTGTTACTGTGGTCCGGGTGACTTCAGCAATCCCAACAAGTCTACCACATCTTTGATCGTATTACCACCCCTCTCTACCTTGCCGGCATCAACTGTTACATCACAGCCAATTAGCTGAACGGCAATTCCGGCAGCGAGTACGCGTCCCGTATCTACCGTCAACGTACAATCATCCCCGGTCTTCTGGTACTTGTACACTGCATTGCCTGAGAGTCCCGCACAGCCTCCCAAGGACATACCAGTTAGCGCTACAAGCGCCACTAGGACCGGGGTCCGTAGGGTAGCTAGGGCTACCGCATAAAACTTCCTCACAGCGCTTCTCCTTGCGTTCTAGAGGCCACAGAGTGTCGGTACACGTCTGCACACAATTGGGTAAATTCTTCCGGGGACATCTCCCACTTGGCTCTGTTGATACTCACATCTACCCACATAACATTTCCTTCTATGTAACCCTGCGCGGAATCGACACGATCGAGACTGGCATTACCTCCGCTATTGTTAGGCCCGGAGCCAAACACCAACTCGCGTCCGGAATACGGACATCTCCATCCTTGTTTGTTCATAAGCTCCTCCAAGTATTCCAGAGTAACAGAGCACTCAAGCACCCTACCCCGCTTGGACGATGCCCGTATTTTGCACATAACACTTCCGGGTATCCTACCAGACCCCGTACCTTTCCAAAAACCATTGGAGGGGCCAGACAAAATAACACGCCTGTTTCTGCAGGTAATGCATCCGTGGGTGTTCTTGCTGTACAGTGAGGTTATATAACGCTCTGTCTCTAGCCCACACCAGACACACCGCACCGCTAACTTCTTCGCCCCCACTCGGTGCAAAACGGTCCAACCACCAAAAGTCTTTCCAGTGATTGGTTCTCCCTTAAATCTAAGTTCTTCTACTCGTTTAGCCGCCATAGTTGTCCCCCTTATAGAGTCTATTGGAGCCTGTTCTATGCATAGACTCCACAAGAGGGTATAAGTTCATCGGATGGGGCAGCTACCACCCGCACAATCGTCACCTACATCCAGCTGCAGCTCCGTATTTATGGACGTTATGGGGCGGCTACTACCAACGCGGCGGTCGTACTCCTCTTTAGGTATTGCCTCAAGGGGCATCTGGTAAAACCCGTGCTCTGTACGGAGCAAGAAGCTTAGGCTCTTAAAGCTCGTGTTGTAGTTACTTAGCAGGTACTCTCTCACAGCCGGAAGCTCGTCTGCTGAGTAGTACACAGTGCAGCTAACAGCGTTGTCGCTCCACACAGACTGCACCTTCTTTACCCATTCCAACTGTTCGATGGCCGTCATGTCTCTGGCCAGCACCGTCCCTTCTGGGTAGCTAAACGGAAACTCCACTACTACTGTATTGTAGTCCAGTGATCCATCAAAGTTCTTTTGATACTCAACTGGATACCCGTGTTGCTTGCACACTTCTACGAGACTGTGATCGGCGGCAATGCGCACTCGTCGGATCAAGTACTGAGCATACGCCGGGTGAACACCAGGGGTTACTCCGGGCAGCAGGCTCAATGTGCCAGAGGGCTTACACGTGGTAAGCTTAATGGACACCGGCCAACCGTGCTCCTTACTGTACTCCCGGTCGTATTTGCGCAGTTCTTTGTACACGTAGTTACACCACGCCAGCTTCTCCGGGCACTGCAGAATCCCAGTAATGCCGATACCCATCCGCATATGCTTGTGAACAATGTCTTCCGTTTCTTTGTGATGGCACGGCAGGGATAGGCTGTGCTTGTTCACTCGGTACAACAGCTTGGCTACGTCCAAAAACTCCTCGGGATCGGAGATGTTAGGTAGGAAGATCTCAGCTAAACAGCACGTCTCATAATCCGCCAACGGCTGCTCTGCACACGGATTGAATCCACGTACCAACTTATCCTTGTACTGTGTCTCCCCAAGCCTACCGCAAGACTGGCTGAGTTTGAGATTCACTACACCATAGGGCTCACTCTTACCGTTGTACGTATCCCAGAACGCTTGCGGAAGCAAGGCTACGTCGTTGCACACTACACTGTTATTGCTGTATGCCCGCCAGTTGGGCACGTTACCGCTGCTCCAGTCCTTAGCCTTCAGGTACTGCACATCATCGAAGTCGCCCAACGCAATCTGCGCAGAGCGCCTGACGTTGCCCGACACTACAACCATGCCCAGTATGTTCATAATGTCAAGACAGTCAATAGGTCTTAGCTGCTTTCCTCTGCGTCCCTCAAGGATCTCGCCAATGAAATGGATTCCTCGACACAAGTCTTCTGGCCCACTAGCAGTTCCTCCAAAACCTTTAATTGGTGCGCCCTTTCCTCGCACAAGCTGCGTGCTGTAGGAAAATCCGGGTGGTAGTTCGCCACTCTCGAACGCCGAAGTAAGGGTGTGGCGGAGTAGAGCAACCCAACCCTCTCTTGAATCTGGCACGATAAAGTCTGCGCCAGCTTCGTCTTTTCTTGTAGGTCTAACAAAGTCTTCATTGACTGGAGGAAGTTTGTAGACATATTCCCTCTGGATGTTATAGCCGACGCCACTGCCAAGCATAAGCATATCAAACGCCCACGTGAACGGACGGACTGGATGATCTACCGTGGTGAATGCGCAGTTCTGCAGTGATGGAAGTCCTAGACGATCCACTGTACCCGTGCCAAGTTGCCACAGGAAACGTCCAGCAACCGTACCTTTGAGCTGCATCATGTAGTTGTATAGGCGCAGCTCTTCCTCTGGAGTAAAGCCCACATGTAGCTGCTCTCCGCAAGCAGTGACGACACGGTGGCACACATCGTCCCACTCCTCAGACGCTGCCTCCGGGTCGTCTTCCACTAGCCTACGTGCGTATGTTCGCTTAGCTACTAAGTACCCGACCGTAGACCACGGCGGCACCATGTCTTTGTATGGCATTAAATCTCCTTGTCAATTTTGTAGGTACACTCTGGATCTTCTGGCATACGCATCACTTGTACATATGGCACCAGCACACCAACATTGGAGCGGGATAAGTGAGACAGGTATCGCTGGCAGGAGTTGCGCTCCGGACATACGTAGTCATGTTGTTCACCCAAGCAACGCGAGGTATCAAACGGAAGACTCAAAGTACCTCCGAGTCGTCGTCATCAGGAGACAGCTTGACCAGATCTGTAATCACCAGCTTCTTGAGGGAAGCGCTGATGCCTTCCTTGTTCTTCCACGTCCAAGACCACGGCGATACAGTAGCGATGCCCTTGCTACCGTTACCGATGATGTCCGTAATCTTGGTGCCGTACTGGTCCACGATCTCCATTGGCATAGTGCTCTTGCACACAATGAAGTTGCCCTGCTCCGGTTTGTCCTCACGGAAGCGGACGGGGATACCCATACCCTTGAGGTTGGTCACTGCCGCATCGGACAGGTTGCCAAGAGTAAGCTCGTACTTTCC